GATGTTTCGCCTAGAATGTTTGAAGTTCTTAGTGATTTGCAAAGAACTATGCTAGATATAATTAAGAGCCAAACAATGTACATGGTTGCAATTGAAGAGAACGCTAAAAAAATATCTAGAGATCTAGATGTTTATCATGGAACTAGTAACAAAAAACTTAAAGGCGAATCCGGTGTGAAATCAAGGGGAACTAAGGATTTAATGAAAGCTTTACAAAATTCAATAAACGAAGAAAATATACAAGATGTCGATTCAAGTGAAGATGAAGAATAAATTTATTCTTATCAAAGATTTAGATGAAGATGGATTAACCGAAACCGAATCTGGTTTGTTTGTTCCAAAGGATAAATTAGAAGTAGGTAGAACTGCAATAGTATTAGCAGCCGGAGATTGTGATAAAGTTAAAAAAGGTGATATAGTCTATAAAATAAAAGGCAACGGAACGCCTATCATTCTGAATGATATTAAAATGGAGATGATTCATATAGACTTTATATTAGGTGTTATAGAAAATGGCGAAACCGCAACCACATAGTGCAGGATTTGACTTCAGTGTAGATGCTGCAGAAAGTAATTTTTCTTGGTCAACTGAAAAAGTTAACCAATTGATGATTGCTTTAGATGAGGGCTATAAACCAAAAGCACACCCCTTTCATAGTGGTGATCCAAATCTCAGAAAGGGTAACATTGTATTTAATTATACAGATAAGGAAATTAAGGAAATACGAAAGTGTGCTACTGATATAGTTTATTTTGCAAATACCTATTGTACTGTAATGACAGATGAGGGCTTGAAGTCTATAACACTAAGACCTTATCAGGAAGAAATGCTAGAGCAATTTCAAAACGAAAGGTTCAATGTATGCTTAGCAAGCCGACAGGTAGGAAAAACTATATGTTCATCAATTTTTGTTGCATGGTACTCACTTTTTAATTTTGATAAAAACGCACTAGTTCTTTCAAATAAAGGTGCAACCACAAGAGAGATTATTGATAAGGGTAAAACTATCTTAACCCACTTGCCTTTCTTTCTTAAACCTGGTGTGATAAAATGGGACGTATTTAGTTCAAAATTTGATAATGGTTGCAGAATTATTGGACAAACAACTACTAAGAAGGCTGCTATCGGTTTTACGATCCATCTTCTATTTATGGATGAGTTTGCACATATTCCAAATCAGTTTGTTGATACTTTTTATGAGAACGTTTATCCAACAATTTCGGCATCCACGACATCAAAGGTTATTATAACAAGCACACCAAACGGATTTAATAAGTTTTACGATATTTACAATGGCGCTTCATCAGGACTGAATGAGTATACACCATTTAGAGTGGATTGGTGGGATGTCCCAGGACGTGATGAGGCATGGATGCAGCAAGAAGTTTCAAACCTTGGAAGCGAGGAGGCTTTTAACCGCCAATACGGAAATCAGTTTATAGCATCATCGTCTTTATTATTAAGTCCAGATAGTATTAAAAAACTTGGACAAAATAGAAAAGAATTCGTTTTTAGAGACATTCCAGAGTTTGAAGGAGAAGGTATAGATTACCAAGGTCTAGTTTGGGATCCTGATTTTGATATTGATGATGCATCTGATGAGCTGAACTATTACATGTTTTCAGTTGATATTGCAGAGGGAGCAGGCGGAGATTATTCAGTTATCAATATATTTAAGGTGGAAATAATGGACTCGAAGGACTTTGATAAAGTACACACACCCGGTTCATTTGTTGACTTTTTTAGAATGCGCCAGATTGCAAGATTTAGGAGTAACGAACACTCTATAGAAGAGTTCTCAAAGGTTTTGTATGTCTTAGGTTTTGAGGTATTTTACCCAGAGAACCTAAAAATGATAATAGAATGGAATGTTTTTGGATCGGAAGTTGTAAAAAGGCTAGAAACTGTTTTTCCAGCAAGAAATAATTTTGATGAGGAGACTATTGTCAAATTTAAGCACCGCGTTGACGGAACATCACTAAAATTTGGTCTTAAAGTAAAAAGTGATAATAAACCTATTTTTTGCCAAAACTTTAAAAAATATGTGGTTCAAAATAGAATTGTATTCAAGGAAACAGAAACAGTAAATGAGGCTAATTCTTTTGGTAGAATGCCAAATGGATCTTATGCAGGCCAACTTGGCAATGATGATCTAATTATGACATGCATAAATGGATGTGAATTTTTCAATACTATGGACTTCACTGAATTTGCTGAGGAGATTTATGAATATGTTGATTTTGGCGATCAGGACAAGATAGATAAAATCTTAGAGTCCGACTCTAAGGGTGGAAATCTTAACTATGATATTTACGATATCATTTAAAAAATTATCAGATAAAAATACTAATTGTAGCTGATATATAAATCAAATCTTAGTAAAAAAATATTATAAAATGGCATTAGATCCGCAAATAACGTCGCTGAAAGCCTCTGGAACGTATAGATTCGAATTTGACAAGAGTCAAGTTGTTAACATTCCAGCTAACCAGATTAGATTGGTTGTAGGTTTTTCTAAAAAAGGTCCATTCAATACGCCAGTGTTTGTTCCAGATACTGCTTTCTTTAAGCAAGTTTTCGGCGATATTGATAGAAACTTAGAAAAGAAAGATTCTTTCTTCCATAGAAGTTGTTTAGTTGCTCTTGAGAGAGGTCCAATTTTAGCAATGAATCTTTTAAATCTAGACGAAAACGATCAGGTTGAATATATTCAATTTGCAACTGGTGCTACACCAGGTAATGTACAGGTTAACACTCCAAAGAATGGAGAATATCAAGGATTCTATAACAGAGACAGATTCTTCTTCCCAGACAGTGATGCATTCTTAGATAATGTTTCGCCTGCTGTTAACAGAGATGCTTTATCTGGCGCTTCTACTAATAACCTATTAGATTTTGTTAATCTAGGCCAAAATGCTGTATCTGTATTTGTTAAAAAGGCAGCAGCAGAAAATGTAGCTGGATTTGACATTACAGTTGAAGAATTTTACGGATCTGCAAACATCCCTGGATTCTTAGATAAGGACAGTTTGATATCTGACTTTATGGTAGATGTTTCTGTAATCGAAGGTAACTTTGGTGGAGATTTTTCTCTAGCAAATCCATACGAAAGATTTGATGCTGATCCATTATTCCAACCATATTTTGATAAGAGCTCTGGTCTTTTAAGAAAGAAAGTTGCTACTGACGGTAGTGATACCTCAATAACTGAGTTCTTGAACTTGCCAGAAGTTAACGAAATCGCAAGATATACGGCTTGTTTAATTCCAAACTTTATTGATCAGCTTGGAAACAATCTTTTTATCGAGAACTTAATAAACAGAGACACTGCAACTACAGGTCTTTTCGTAACAGTTAACGAAGACCTATTCTCAGGAGACTTCTTAATCGATGGAGTTGCTGGAGGTATTGACTTAATAGGACACAACCTGGAGAAGTCGCAACCATCAACTGTTAACTTCCTTTCTTACCAAGGAGCTATTAAGTCAGATGTCGAGAGCTGTAAAGAATTCTCTACTCCTAATACCGTAGAAGTTTCTGCTACCGATGTTGTGGCCGTTAGCACAAACGCTTCTGGGGACATTGAGATTACTGTTACTGGATCTGCTGGAGAAACTTTATATGATGCCCTAAGCGCAATGACAGCAAACACCGCAACTACTATAGGTACTTATTTAAAGGGTGCAGTTAGCAACGAATATGTACCAGTTATTGGCAAGCAAGTATTAACAGGTTCTGTTACTATTTCACTATCTGCGGTTGGAGGTATTGTTGTAGGAGACTTCCCGGTCACTGTTGGTGATATATTAACATACCTAAACCCTACTGACTTAGACTACATAGTACATGAGTGGGACGGCTCTGCACAAACTACAAAAATTGTAGGCGCGCCTGCATCTGCACTTTATACCCAAGTTTCTTCTGGAACTTTTACTGATGGGGACACTGCAATCTATTCGTATACTAATGGTGGTGTAACAACTGACACACAATCGTTCTTAGTATTTGATGAAGCGACTTATGGCTACATACACGAAACAGACACTGGTATTGCTATTAGTGACCCTGCATACAATCTAACTATAGCTAAAGTAAGTCCTTACACAGATGAGAATTATGCTACTCCATTAGGAGCAACTGATTTCACTAAGTTTAACATTGACACAGCTAGCCCAGGTACTGGTGGATTCTTAACATCTAGTGGTACATTCGCAACGGCTAACTGCCTTAATGTTATAACGTTAAAAGGAGATCTTAACTTAACTGTTGATATCTTAGCAGATTCATCTGATGAGCCAACATTATTCCCTAACCAAGTTCTCATCGCCGCTACTGAAGATGAGGTTGTGAATGGAGATGTTGCTGTTGGAAGATACCTAGTACATAGTGATGGCGATCTAAGCAACCCATCTAGATTAACTAGAATTAATGAAGTTCAGGGTGGTAAAACTACTGCTAATTATGCTGCTATCCCAGCAGGAACTACTGCTATTCTAGTAACAACACAATCTGAGATCTTAGTAGATACTCAAAACGACGGCACAACTGCTGGAGTTAAGAAGGTTGAACTTTACTACCCAATCGACCAATGGTTTGACTACCTAAATGTATTCAAACTAGATGGGTTTTCACTTGATCCAACTAAGCACGTGCCTGATGGAACTAATGATCGTCAAAACGATATCCTCAACGATACAATCGGAGCTGGAACAAACTTGTTCAAAGCACTGACTGACAGAGACATCATTAACTTCAGATATTTAGTAGATACGTTTGGTAACGGTATTGAAGCTAATTCAAAATCTGTTTACACAAAACTATGTTCAAGCAGAAAGAATGCTTCTGCGATTATCAATGCGCCTTCTGCTAGAGATTTCAAGAAGAGCACTGATCCATCATTCCTAGATGCAACTAAAACGCTTTCTACAAGATTTATTGCTGAGGGTGGTGATCTAAGCAAGAATCCAACAGTGAGATACTCACTACCATCTATTGCGGATGGCGCCAGCTTTGGATTCTACTTCTTCCCATTCGTACAAGTACGAGACTTAGGAAGAAATATCAGCGTACCGCCCGCAGCTTACGTATCAAACAACTTCATCAACAAGTTTGAAAATGCATTACCATGGTCATTGGTTGCTGGAGTACGACGCGGAGTCTTAGGTGGTGCTGGATTAGTCGGTCTTGAAACGAATCTTGATACTAGTGATAGAGCAAATATCGAGCCATTCGGTCTCAACCCAATCATCTTCCAAAGTGGAACTGGGCCTACTATCTTTGCTAACAAAACGGCACAGCAGAATCCAACATCTGCACTTAGCTCAATTAACGTTAGAGAAGTAGTGATCTATATCCAAGATGGTATCGACGCAATCTTGAAAAACTACTTGTTTGAGTTTAACACTCCACAAACAAGACTAGAGATCGTAACGTTAGCAAACAACTTCTTGCAAACTGTTCAGAACGACGATGGAGTATTTGACTTCAGAAACGTGATGGATGAAACAAATAACCCGCCAGAAGTTATTGACAGAAACATTGGAATAATTGACACCTTCATCGAGCCTGTTAGAGGTATGGAAATTCTCGTACAGAGAACAACAATCTTGAGAACTGGAGCGATTAGCAGTGGAAACTTCCAATAACAGATAGATAAATAAAAAAAAGAGATAGAATATGCCACTTCCGCATTATACACAGAGTAGAACGAGTAATAACCTTTTCGAGCCAATATATCCCAGTTTGTTTGAGGTGACTTTGTTTACACCTCCTTCAATTGGAGCTGACACAGCAGTATTGCTTGAGCACGTCAAATCTATTGGTGGTCTTAACGGACTTAACCCATCAGTTGACGCTGTAGGACAAAA